CCATCACCCTGATACCTTGCGGTATCAACCACTCTTAATTTTTTACCACCAACATTACGAACAACAACATTGGTTGAAAAAAGTGTTTTCAATCTATCAAATAATGATTTTTTTTGTGCCATTTGTCACCTGTTTTCTATAATATAAACTTAATATAAATATGTAGGAAAAATTGTAAACCTTATTTTAGCAACCAAGTTAAATCTTCGTTTTGACCGTTTATATTCATACTCCAACCATTATTATTATCAGCAAAATTATATGACGGTTTTAATGGACTGGTTGATTTACCCATGTAATCTAAACTCATTCTGGTCTTCATCAAACCTTCTTGGCGAAGTTTTATAGCAGTATCTCTAACCCAAAGACCAATAGAAAATGACAAAACTAAATCGTCATTGTATCCAGATTGTGCTTCAGCCTTTGAACCATTCCAAACGAATACAAGAAGTTCTTCGGTCAATCTTGCAGATTTTACAATAGGTGTTCTTTCACGAAAATACGTTTCTAACTTTGAAATCAACAATGGTCTTGTTTTTGCACTTGTAGTGAAACCAGGAACCATTTGTGATTTATCTTTTAAGTCATATCCTTTTGGTATTTGAATTGATGGATCAACATATCCATCTTCTTTGTAGGTGTAATACAGATTTGGATAACCTCTATCAATTACTTGTTGAATTACTGCCCACCCAACATTTGCATTTTCAATAACAAGCATCGCATCGTTATATTCTGTAGCAACTGATACTAACATATTACCATAAGACTTGGTATCAAGTTTTCCACGATATTCCGCAACTTGTTCTAAATTATCTATGTCAATTACATGAAATGCTGAATTATCATTCCCATCACCACGAGCAACATCAGCTACAACAATGTAAGTTTTATTTGGATCCGGATATTCCCAAATCCAATAAGCATCTTCTGCACCGCGTTTTTCTTTTGGTTCACAAACATAAGTTTCTCTATACCACTGCACCAATTCACCATCAATAACAGAACGACCGGATGCAAGGAAGTTTCCATCACATTCTTGTTTTGCCAAATCTGGTCCAAGAAGAATATCTTGTTCATCTCTCCATGTTTGATCTCGGTCTGGATGGACTTGCCATAATAATTCTATTGGATTAAATGCACTTTCTTTTAGTGTTGCCTTTACCCATTGTTTGTGATAAAAGTTACCAACACCGTTTGGGGTAGAGTTGATGATTGCAGTACCACCAGTTGCCAATGTTTGTTGTGCAGATGCCCATATCTTATCAATGTCATCAATAAAGGCGGCCTCGTCTATAATCAGAAGTGAAAGTGCTTCAGAACGAGCAGAGTCAGCGGCAGCAGAAACGGCTTTGATTTGTGAACCATTCTTAAATCGAAGTGAAAGTTTGTTATCTTCTTGAACACCGGTCTTCAACCAACTTGGAAGATTGTCATACATAACACGCACTTTTGTAACCAAATTCTTTGCAGTTTCTTGTTTTGTTGCAATAACAAGAATGTTTTTATCTTGATTGAATAACATCATCCAAAGTGAATATCCCGCAATTAAGGTTGATATTCCTAACTGACGGGATTTGAGAACGATATTCCATCGGTTATTATTAAATTCTTTTACAACATCTTCTTGGAATGGGTATAATTCAAAAAGTATTTTGCCACGAGTTGGGTGTTGAATCTTAGCATACCTTTTCATAAAATATACAGGATTAGACGCACATTTTGCGTATTCCTCTTTTATTATGTCTTTAAGATTTTTATTCGATTGACTCATTGGACTACTAAAATTACACCAACAACAGAAGCGGCTCCTGTAAGAAACCACAAAAATTTATTATCATACCAACGAGGTTGTAGTTCGTCAATTATTTTTTCTAATTCTTCACTTCTTTTTTTACAAGCTGCAAGTGCTTCATCACGATTTCTTAATTGTTGTATAAAAATTTCTGATCTAGATACGTATAAATCAATTACAGTATCTTGAACATTAACAACTGTATTAAGATATGTAATAGAATCCCGTAATAATTGAATTTTATTCCATAGTTTAGTTACTTCTGGTTTAGTAAAACAAACGAGAGAATCTTTTTCGGAAGCAAATGTAACTGAAAAAGAAAATAATAGTGCTATAACATATTTCATATATTACTCATTCAAAAAATTTTTAATAAGTTTTGTTGCCTCATCTGGATTTTTTATTTCTCTGTTTCGGTAAACATAGAATCTTTCTTTTATTATTAGAATACTATCTTTACGGACTTTGATAAGTGAATCTAAATTATCGGCTCGTTTTTTTAATTCAACATAATCGAGTTCATACTTGTTTATCAATGCCTCCAAACTATCCTTTGTTTTCGTTGAAGACTTTATTTCTTCTTTTGATGTATAATTATCATAAACAATGTATACGAATAGTATTGCAAACAATACAATGGCGAACATTTTTATGTAATCACCAATCTTTTTAACAGAAATATCTTCCATCTTTAATCCTTTGTGTATGTTGAAACCATTTTTGCCTTACCACGACCAGTAGCACCTTTTTTTCTCTTTCGTGTTACGGCACTTCTTTTTTGTTTTGATGACATTGATGAAGCTTTTGCGGCAGGAACACATTTGGGATATGCTCTCTTTCCACCTTTTCTGGCTTTACTTCCAGCAGAAGCGCCGCATGGTGGATGTCCGCCATCTTTTTTCTTACGAGAAATATCAACCCATTTTTCTCTAAACCACCCGGTTAAACCACCACTGGGTTTTTTCCCTTCAATCAATACTGAACGAAGATACTCTTTTATTATCTCTCTAACTATATTTTCTGTACATTTATTCATATTGATAAATATACAATTTTATAGTTTATTAGGTATATGGATTTTGTTTCCAACCTAATTGTATTAAATTACGAAGTTCTTCCCAAGATGGATTTTCTTTTAATTGTTTTTTAGTCCAGTCTAAAACAGATTCTTTATTAACACCAATAACTTTATCAGCAAAGTATTTTTTTCCATTAACATCTACAAATCCTTCATTATCGAAAATATAAGATAAAGTTCCACCATTTCCAGTTTTAACTGTTATTGAAATGTTTATCCCATATGGATATTTTGTTCTGTTTATATCAGTTCCCCAACTAATAGCATTTATAGTGTCTATATTTCCGGTTGTGCCAGAAGTTCCGGTTGTGCCAGAAGTTCCAGAAGTTCCGGTTGTGCCAGAAGTTCCAGAAGTTCCGGTTGTGCCAGAAGTTCCAGAAGTTCCGGTTGTGCCAGAAGTTCCAGAAGTTCCAGAGGTTCCAGATGTTCCCTCCGATTTTGGCGGAACACATAAAATAGAAACCCAAGGTAATGTTATTGGAACAGGAGATGGTGCAGCTGGAACCAATCCCTGAAATGTTCCCGCGATTGTACTATGAAATGAACACAATGATGTGTATAGCATTTCAACAAACAAATCAAATTCTGGTTGATCAAATGCAAGTTGTAACTTATTCTCTAATTTTTTTGGATCACCAGGAAACAAAACCTTTGTTCCTACCGTTGATGATATTGCAGGAGGCATTGGTGGCAACGGTGTGAATGTTGTTCCTATCCAATAAGAACAAAAACCGACTGCCATCAGAATGTAACCATTTTTAGAGTTTGTTGCTTTATTTACTTCAAATGCCGCTTTGATAAATTTTTCTAACGTTGATTTATCACCACGAACTAATGTTGATCCATAAAAAGTACAACTACTTCCAACAGTTGATAATTCATATGCATCAGCCAATATCTTGGCAGCATGATCAACATCATCAACGCTGTTAGTCCCCATTTCTGGCTTTAACAAAGATTTGAATGTTTGTTTATTCATAGATTATGTTTTATCTATTGCTCCCTTGCCACTCGAAGGCCACCCAAAACGGCATGACCAATACCTTGCTTTATGTCTTGGTCCAGGTGATTGACAATTATGACGAGCACGAAATGATTTTCTACGAGCTGCATTACTTTTTTTTATTTTCATTGTTTTCTTTCCACCTTCACCCTTGTGACCAAAGTTTACTTTTACAACATTTCCGTTTGGTTTTTTAACATAAACAGAAAACTTTTTTGGACCTCCGGGTGTTCTAAAAGGTTTACCTAGAGAAACTTTTCTACCACGATATTCCGCCTCATTCATCATGTTTGGTTCATTTTCTTGTAAACGGAAATGTAATTCAGTTATTTTACCACATGAATTTGTTGAATAACCTTCAAGTTGATAAGATGCATTATTCATAACTTCTTTTACATTACGAAATCCACCACCAGCAGCTTTATATGCCTTTACTAATGCACCGGATGCATAAGCACTTGGCCATACTTTATATTTTTTTTTAATTCTGGCTTTTACACTTGCATATAGTTTTTTGTTAGTTGGAACTGCTCTTTCAAGTATTACTTGTTTCATTCATTTCTCCGTTTTCTTTTTGGTTCATCGTGAACTATATCAATATCATTTATTTCTTCATAGTATTCACTATTATCAAGTTTCCTAAATTTCGTAGCAAATTGTTCTGATGCAACTGAAAAAAGACTACCAACTACAATGTAAAGAAAACCATCAAATATAAATTGTTCTATCTTCTTATCGTAGAAAGTAGATAGTATTGCCATAAATATCATAATCATAAAGGAAAAAAACATCATCATTCTTTTTGATGATAACCTACCTCTTATTCCACTAAAAGTTTCTGATATAGGATTATTTTTCATTATTTATTTGTTCCAAATCTTTTTCTAGTTTTTC